AAACGTCAACCGAAGCAATATCATTATATAGTTCCTGTGAAATATTCAATGCTGTTTTAGAAAGACGAGACTTTCTGATTTCATTGTATATGGTTTTTCCTACCGCAGCTACTTTGATGTAGTTGCCCCATCTACCTGTTGACTTTGCAATAAAGGCAATGTCAGAAGTCATATCGTCTCTGTTTGCACTAAAGACAATTGGCTCTTCACCAAAACTATCCGGGTCACCTGATTCAAAATGGTCTAAGTTGTATGAACCGCTTGAGCTAATAGAATATGAAGACCATTCACCAGCAGATGCTAATTCACCGTAAACACCGGCAAATGTGGCACTCGGGCTCCTTACCGCTGTACAATAAAGCTGACCACCATATTTGAGGTAGCCAGTAGCAGCAAGCATGTCTTTATATGACCCAGAGGTCGGTTCTCCAAAAGTACTAACCAATTCATCGATAGATGTAATCAGTTGTCTTTTTCTTTCAGGACCTTTGAATGGTTGCCTGATAGCTATACATGCAATTGAAGTTGCAACTGCCGGTATTGTAGTTGAAAGGTCAATTTCGTTCACATCTACGAGTGGCGATAAATATAGAGCCATCTTTTTCATTTACTCCTTATTATTTTTTTGTAATGCTCTGTCCAAAACTCTCGTTGAAAATTTGCTCTCGCATTACAAGAAAAGCATAATGTAACCAAATTTTTAGGGTTACAGTTTTTCTTATCATAATCTATATGATGTATACATAGTTTTTTAGACGATCCTCTACACGATATATTTTGACAGGTATAAGAATCGCGTTCTCTAATACTATATTTATATTCCTTATCTTTCCAAATAACGCAATATAATTCAAATGATTTACCACCTTTCCAATTTGGATTACCGCTTCCTGATATTTTGATAGAAAACCATGGTTTTTTCTTTCCAAGCCCATTGCCCTTCAAATATTCGGATGCTTGTTTTTTCTTCTCATCTGACCATTTATTATTGAAATTTGGATTATCTGGTCCCAAACCTTTACCTTTTTTAGAATTTGATAGGTTGAGTTTATGTGTTTCTGATTTGGGTAAATGATAAAATTTAGAAAGGAGTGTTTTTGATCTTGATTTACTTTCTTCTGTATTTGCAAGACATTTTAAAGTGCAACAAGGAGATTTTGGATTTAAAGAAAGGAAGGGTTCATTACATATTTTACAAGATTCAATATAATGGTATGTTTTATGTCTTCTATACCATCTTCCGGTTTTTTTGCTGTATTTTAGATTTTCTATATTATCATAACAAATTTTCATTTTACGTTACCGACTTCACTTCTAAATAATCATACACAAAACTTGCTCCGCTTTCTACAAATACTTCTCCCTCTCTCATGGAAAAAGAAACCTCTTGTAAATTCAATGGCCATATACCTGCAAACTTGACAGACAGAATTTCATTTTGAAAATTATCTGTAATGGCGAGGGTTGCGTCTACAGCGTACTTGGCATAATCTCGGCCCATTATATCTTTGTTGTTTGAAATATATGTCATCCATTCAAATAATAATGTCCAATTTAGAAACTTTGAATCGACAAGAAACTGGGTTTGAAGTTGATCAAACATAATCTGGTTTTGTGCCACAAATCTTTTAGCTCCTTCCCAATGAATCTCTTCATAGTTTAAACTCAAAGCCGGTAGAATAATGCCATGAGTGTTCAATGCAAGTTCATTGTTTCTTGCAAGTGAAGTCTGTTGTGGTAATTTAGGAAACACCATTCTAAAATTAGAAGGTGTTGCTATGTTTATGTTAGTGTTTTGTTCACATGTCATTTTTTGAATGTCCCTGTTATGTCTTCTCCAACTTCATTACCAAATTGAAAGATTTCGTATTTGTACATAATCTTATCGTCTTCTGTATATCCCAATCCTGTGATAACCTGTGACTCACCAGATGCAGCACTTGTAAATGTTGATACTGTTTCAGTAGAATTTAATGCACTTCTAAATCCTTCTGCTGTGGTGTAATAATTTGTGATGATTTTACCTATAACTCCTGTTGCTTCGGCCGGTTTGAATATTAATGTTTGAACAGAGAAGTCCAATACATACTTCAAAACACGGCGGCCCTCATCTGAGTATTCTGACTCATGTTCTGGCGATGCGCTTCTAAAAATAACTTTTGCATTAAACGAGGTGTTTATTTCTTCTATGCGTATGTTTATAAAAATGTGTGGTTGAAAATATGGTAATATCTGTTCAAGAATTTGATCGATATCGGTCATATAAAGGGCCCATATGTTCAACTGAAAAGAAATATCATATGGTGCCGGTGCAAGAAATCTTGTTATACTTCCATATTCGGCTGCTGATGGACAAACCGTAAACTCATAATTTCTATTTGTTGACCTCTCCATGGCATATTCAACACCCGTCATTGAGACAGACATTATAGGTAACATTTCATCATCTTTTCTTTCGTTGAGCCAAAACCAAATCTTTTCTTTCGGGGAAAACTTCAAAGGAACTTCTACAAGTTTTTTGAATGTCCCATCCTGCTCATATCTCGCAATTTTTATTCCGTTAAAAATGTCCAAAAATTGCGTTATGGTCTTTCTTAGGGACTTATAGTAATAATATTGTCTCATATTTTAATATCCATATATCTCAGGATTCGTATCCAATTGGGTGTAATTGAAAATTTCATCCGACTCTTCTTCTATTACTTTGTTATCACCAAAACCAGAAAGTGGTGATGTTAATGTGTTTCTACCCTCATTATAGTTTCTACGCCATGGGGTTGATGGTGCAAATTTGAATGTGGAAATATCTGCCTCTGAATCTGATTGGTCGCTATATCTGAATGGTCTAAGAATGAAGTTCCATGAAAATTTTGCCGCAAGAAACATTCCCTCTTCTTCTTCTACATGTACAACTTCATATGCTCTATCATTCCATGGTGTGTAAATTGCATCTCCTGGTTTTGGATAAAAATCACCGAGATCTCTAATAAAAATCAATTTTGGTATCGATGCAAATTGCAAAATTTCTTCCGAGTTTATACCAAACATGCCTGTGAATGTTGGTTCGTCTGTTGGTTGGTACACAACTTTTGTCTTCTTCATAGGAAAATAAGTGACATTCTGATATTTTGGTTCACCATAAATATCATCTGTTTCTATAGCGGCTTCGTTTCTTCTATAATAATCTATTTCAAAACCAGCAACATCACAAAACTCGGCGCTTACTGACATAAACAAATCATGTTCAATGTTATTGCTTATTTCATATAAACTAAATTTTGGTTTTCTCAACCTGTTGTCAGACATTTATAAGCCCTCTGCCCATTTATACCCATCTTCATAATCATATTCATTTATCATTTTTAAATTATTATCATATTTGACCTGGTCTTTATAGTAATCAATTTTATCACATATACTACAAGATAAATTATAACATACACCTACCCACACTAAAAGTTCTTTTGCTGGATCACCCAAAGAAAAGCATAATTTATACATATCACCATACAGTCTTTTCAGGTCGTAATCATCTTCCTCTTTCATTTTGATAGGCTGTTTGAATTTGTCTGGTACTAAATTTATATCTATAGCACCAAAATCTTTCTTTTCTTTCAATTCTTTTACATAATCTATACCATCAGAGAAAACTTGATCGCCACTATATGAAGGATCTAATTTTTCTTTGGCATCACTAAGTATATTTACATAATATTTATTCATGCTTGCTGAGATATATATAAGCTTTTCAATTTTATCGAGTACTTTTTGTTCTAAATTTTTTTCTCGTATTCTTTTCAACTCAATTATAAGTTGATGTGTTATACCACATATCAGCATTATTTACCTATAAGTTTCATTTGTGTTTTCATTATTGTTGTCATCAATTCTTCCAGTCCTTTGATTCTTTCTTCTAACAATAAAATCCTTTTTTCTGCCGTCTCATTGACAACAGTGGCCATGGGTGTTCCTGACTTCTTGGCACTTACTCTTTGATCGACTTCCCTTATCCATGATTCATCTTCATCTATGGCGGTTTTAGGTACTGGACTTTCGGCGCCACCAAGTTCTGCATTTCCTGGCATTGGTTGATTCATGTAAGAACGTTTCCTGTTCTCTGGATTTTTTAACATTTTTTGATATAAATCTGAAGTTTTACTCAATGACATATTATTTTTTCTCCAATTCTCCATATTTTAAATTCATTTTATATTCTTTGATTTTTTTGATTGCCTCTATATCTACAATGTGTATTTTTCTATCCACTTTTTTTGTTGCCATTTCATCACCTTTTTTATTTATTTCAACACCTTTAAGAAATTTTGGCCCTACTTGAATATCTTTCAAAAAAATATCGAAATCTTTACCGCTTATTGAATCAGTAAAAATTACTCTGGCATACTTTATAAAGCCGGTAGATTCTGTAAGATATTTCGTTAGACGCATTAGTTATAATACTTCTCCCATAATTCATTTGCTTTGCCCCAATGTGGTAACTCCTGAATAATTTCTGTATCAACAACCCTTACCCCACTTATACCGTACCGATGATGAAAAATAATTGGATAAATTTCCGTTTGAAAGAACCGCCCCTCTACTTTTGGTAATCCAATCAAATGTTCTTCTCTACCAGGTTCACCAAAACTACCAACAATTGATTCAGGTGTTGTAAATTTTTTAAATCGTAAGGCAAATGTTTCCAACAAATAATCTCTTTCAACAATACATTGTGACATTAATATATTTTCATTACAATAATAGCCTTTTGGTCTCAAATGCCTTACACTGTTATTATAGTAAAAGGCCTTCTCTGTTGGTTCAAAATCAAAATGTTCCTGACAATAGAGAACATCGTCTTCACAGCAAGCAACATATTTTGTTTTTGCTTTTTCAGCACCCATGACAATTTGGATATATATATTATACATGTTTGGTACAAGTCCAATAGCATGTATATTTTCTTTACCAAAATCCATTGGTTGCTGAGATATACTTATAATTGGTTTTCCCTTTGAAGACCATAGCAAATGTTCCCGG